TGGACTTTGTCGATGCTCCGACTCACGTCCAGGTGCAGCCGGACGGATCGACTCCGGAACTGGCGCAGTTTTGCGTGTGGGTCGTTGAATGGCGGCAGGTGGTGCACTTCGGCGAGTTTGAATGGCCGTGGGAGGATGAGGCGCCCGGTTCGCTGGTGTTCGGTCTGGGCGATGATGAGCAGGTCGAGGGAGGGCCATGACTCATGCGCTCGCTGAGCATGACCGGATGATCGCCGGCCAGGTCAAGGCCTGCTATGTGGTCGCGCTCGATCTGGCGGCCAGTCCGCCGATGTGTCGGGTGTCGGATGGCGAGTGGACCAGCGCCTGGGTGCGCTGGCACAGCCAGGCGGCCGGCAAGGCGCGGCACTGGCGGGTGCCCAGCATGGGCGAGCAGGGCGCGCTGTTCAGTCCCAGCGGTGACGTGTCACAAGGCACGTTTGTGCCGGGGCTGTACGGCGATGCGGGGCCGGCACCGGACACTCGCGACCATGTCGAGCGCTGGTTGTTCGACGATGGCGGCTCGCTGACCTACGACTGGGAGGCTAATAGTTACAGCATTGTTCTGCCGGTCGGCACGGTGGCGATCAAGGTCGCCGGCTCGGATCTGACCGTTACGGATAACGCCGTGGTGGTGAAGTCCGGGGCGATCACTTTGGATGGTCCGGCGACGCTCAATGGTGACGTGCAGATCAATGGCGCGTTACGCGTAACGGGCGACATTCTCGGCGGCGCCTCGATCATCGACACCGCAGGCAATACGCCGAATCACCAGCACTAATTGAAACCCTTAACCAGCCCGCCGAGCGCGGGCTTTTTTCTGCCTGGAGAAAATGATGGCGAGCAAATCAACCTCGGCCGATGACTCGGCCGGCGAGGTCACGGTGGACGCCGTGGCTGTACCGATCACCGTGCATGCCGTGGCGGTGCCAGTTATCGCCGATGCCGTGGCGGTGCCGGTCAAGACGGCGGCCGACTACAGCGAAGAAGAACTGGCGGCGGTGGTCGTCTATCGGGACAAGCTCTTTGCCTCGCGCAGCCTGGTGATGCCGGGCGGGCGCTTGCTTCAGGTCAGCAAAGGGCACGTCACGGTCAAGGTGCTCGATGCCCAGGCGCGGACGTTTCTCGATGCCCACCCTGATTTAGAGCTGCTGTCGGAGTAACTGCATGATCGGAATGGACCGCCGTACCGGGCTGCCTATCTCGGGCGTTGAGCACCTGAGGCAGTCCATTGAAGACATTTTGACCACGCCGCTGGGCTCCCGGCTGATGCGGCCGGAATACGGCAGCACGATCCGCCGCTTTGTCGACCTGCCTGTCAGTGAGGGCTGGAAAAGTGCCGTGCAGGCTGAAGCGGCCCGCGCCCTGAAACGCTGGGAGCCGCGTATTGAGCTGACGCGGGTTCAAGTCCTGTCCGTCCTTGATGGGCGCATCACCTTTCGCCTGTCGGGCACCTACAAGGGCGACAGCGAGCTATTGGAAGTGACTGTATGAGCACGCTGGATCTATCCCGGTTGCCGGCCCCGATGGTGCTGGAGACGCTTGATTTTGAGGTGTTGTATCAGGAGGCGTTGACCGACTTCCGCAGCTTGATGGGCAACAACTGGTCGGCGGCGCTGGAATCCGATCCTGTGGTCAAGCTGCTGGAAAAGGCCGCCTACGACAAGATGATGGGCCGGGCGCGGATCAACGACGCGGCCAAGGCGTTGCTGTTGGCCTTCGCGCGTGACAGCGATCTGGACCATCTGGCGGCCAACTACAACGTCCAACGGTTGTTGGTGGTCGCCGCTGACCCCGCCGCTGTGCCGCCGATCGAGGCGCAGTACGAGTCGGACGATTCCCTGGTGGAGCGCACCCTGTTGGCGTTTGAGGGCATGTCGATCGCCGGGCCTCGGGACGCCTACGTGTTTCACGCCATGTCGGCCGATGGTCGGGTGGCCGATGCTCGGGCCAGCAGCCCGAGCCCGGCCACGGTCGAGGTCAGCATTCTGAGCCGGATCGGCGAGGGGCTGGCGTCTGAGGATCTGCTGGATGTGGTGCGGCTGGCGTTGAATGATGAAGAGGTGCGCCCGGTCGGTGATCGAGTGATCGTGCAGTCGGCCAGTTTGATCAACTATCAAGTCGAGGCGGTGCTGTACCTCTATCCCGGTCCGGAAATTGAGCTGAGCCTGACTGAGGCCAAGGCCGCCCTGGAACGCTATATCAACACCCAGCGCCGATTGGGGCGGGATATTCGGCGCTCGGCGATTCATGCCGCCTTGCATGTGTCGCGGGTGCAGCGGGTCGAGCTGATTCATCCGGCCGAGGATGTGGTGGTGCTGGATCATCAGGCGGCCAACTGCACGGGCTTTAGCGTGGTGATTGGTGGCACCGATGAGTGATGCCAGCCTGTTGCCGTCTAATCGCACGCCGCTGGAGCAGGCGCTGGCTCAGGTGTCGATGGAAAAGCCGACGCTGCCGAACGTCCTGCGCCGGATGATTTCACCGGACACCTGTCCCTTTGAATTACTGCCCTGGTTGGCCATCCAGCGCAGTGTCGATCGCTGGAATCCAGATTGGTCCGAGACGATCAAGCGCAAGGTGATCAGGGATTCCTTTGAGGTCCACAAGCGCAAAGGCACCTTGGGTGCGCTGCGCCGGGTGGTCGAGCCGTTTGCCGACATCATCGACATCACCGAATGGCACCAGCTGGAACCGATGGGTCCGCCTGGCACGTTCAGCATGAGTCTGGCGTTGTTTGAGACTGGCCTGACTGAGCAAGGCCTGGCCGAGCTGGAGCGGATTATTGGCGATACCAAGCCGGTCAGTCGACACCTGGTGGGGTTGCAAATTACCTACAGTCCGACCGGCGAGCTGTTCCTGGGGGGAGCGATTTTCACCGGTGATGAAACTGTTATTTCCTCCGTTGAGTTGCAGTACAGCGATGAGGATTTAAGTCAGTTGGAAATTGCCGCGAATGATTACAACCGTATCGGCAACGTCCTCATGTCAAAACTTTTTAGTGTTTGATCTTTTAATTCCCACATCCACTGTTTTTCAAAGTTGGATGTCAGTGTTTAAGTGACAGGAAAACGCATATGGACTATCAGGCGGAGCGGCTTGGTTTAATTGTGGATGCGGCAGAACAAAGCATGGACATTGTCCAGCGCTTTTCTAATGATCCGATTGATGCGGGTAATATTCAAACTGCATCAGGTCCGATAAAGAATCTAAAGCAAGTCTCCGCTGATATTAAGTCTGACGGCCAGTCGGTCATTGATGTGGCGGTGACTGAGTTGATTGCTGAGCTGAAGACCGAAACATCGGTTAGCGCCTTGATTGACGGTCTAACGGATTCGGCTGCCGTCGCGGCGAATAACGCCGCCATCGCCGTCGTTGCGGCCGAGCACGCCAATGCCACTGGCAGGATCTACGACACCACCGCCATTGGTTTGCGTCCAGAGAACACCGTCCACGGGCAGTATTTCAGCGTACCGAGTCCAGATAATCTGGAAAACTTGATTCTGTATAAGAACAATTTCGGTGTGGCCCTGGATACCGGTAAGCGCTCTCCCAGCGGCGCGGTGACGGCCATCGCCCGGCGTGGCAACTATGTGCTGTCGGGTCGTGCGACGAAAGTTGAAAAAATCGCCGCGACTTCTGATTACCAAGTTAGCTGGGGCCGTCTCTACATTTTCACCGGAACTGGCAAGGCGCAGGCCTTCGTGCAAGCCGTCACCGACTTGCCGGTGCCCAATGGCAAATGCGCTTATGTCGACTTGGCTGAGCCGCTGGTGGGGGGTGAGTATGTTGTGCATGTCTCCGAGCTGCCGTTATCGACCACGGCGAATCCACCGGGCTCCTACATCGACGACAGCAAGATCATCCTGTTCACCTGCCTGAACGGGATCATTGGCGGTGCCATCCGGCCTCAATACCATGCCGTGGCGGACGGTGCGGTTAGCCGGTCGGCGTTGGACGCTTCGCTGAAAAACGTTCTTGATCGGGGCAGTTGGAACGTTGCGGGTAAGGCCACCAAGCTCCAGCCGCTGGTATCGACGCCTTCGACTTACCAGATCAGCTTTCCCGAGCTGACCATCACCGGCGCTCTGACGTTTGCCGCTAAGCGTGTGGCTCCCGCCACCGACGTGAGCGTGCCGACCGGCGAGGCCATTTATGTTGATCTGGATGGTGTCCCCAATGGCAGCGGCCAGCTGGTGGCTCAGGTCACCAGTGGCGGTTATACCGCCGGGATGTTGGCCAATGGCGCATTCATCACCGATCGCAAGGTCTATCTGTTCGTCAATGACGCGCGGGGGATTGCCGGACCACTGGCGCAGCAGCAAATCACCTTCAACTTCATCGATCAGAATTTGAAGAATCGGGCCAACCGCCCGGCCTATGTGGTGATGGGGGATTTAACCCGGTATTTGGAAAGCGGTACGGCGTGCGTGATGTCGTTCGGTGATCTGCGCATTACCCGGGGAATAGGCAACACCACGATCGTGGTGGCGGGGCTCGCTGATGTATCGGTGGCCCGAGGTCAAGCGCTGTATGTGGACCTGAGCGCGGCGCTGGTGGACGGCAAGTTGGTGCCGCAATTGACCACAGGAGGCTATTCCAGCCCCACGGGTGGCTTGGCCAATGGTGCGTTTGTCGATGACAACAAGCTCTATCTGTTCATCAATGACGCGGTGGGCTATGGCGGTGCGCTGGCTAATCGGCGTCCGGCCAACCCCTACCTGGGCGAAGTCTGGATGAAGCAGGCGCCGAACAATGTCACGTTCGATCCGGCCACCCGCACGCTGGCGTGGGACAACTATTTGATCCTGCCGGCGATCGGGGGGCAGGGCCGCATCAAGTTGGCGCCGGGCTCTTTCACGTTCTCCAGCACCACCCTCAATGTGGCCTACCTGGACATGTCGGCCGTGGTCACAACGGGTGATACGCCGGCCACGGCGGTCAAGGGCGGGACCTACCACGATGGAGCGGTGCCCGATCGCTTTCGGGGTCAGTCGCACCAGTTACCGATGTTCTACTGGAACGGGGCAAGCGACTACGGCCCGCTCTGTGGTTTCCCGCGCGCTGCTGAGCCGGGGGCCACCGTGGTGTCATCGCTGGCGCAGGATGACGTGGTAGTCAGGGTCGAAACGGACAACGTCCGCGCCTATATCAAAGGCGCTAAAGCAGCGTCCACCAAGTACCTGGAGCACAACATCGCGCACGAGGCCAAGCCTTTCGATCCGACGGGTGCCGATGCTTTTGGCAACGCCGATCTGTGGCGGCTCAAGTTCTCGTATGAAGCCGACATCACCCCTGGTACGTCCAGCTTCACCCGCAGCCGAGGGGGGTCGCCCCTGCTAAACGGTGGGGAGCTTGTGTGCGCTATCAAAGAGGACGGCGCGCCGGATCACATTGGTGGCTACCACGGCGACGAAGTGAAAACCAGTTTTGTGATGCTGCTCGACGGTGTCGAGGTTCCGTTAGGCGTGCCGGCCACCCTGGTGGGCAAGAAGCTGGAATACGTGCAGTACGCCAAGCTGTACCGCTGCAATACCCAGGAAGAAGTCGCCACGCACATGATTCGGGCGGTGCTGAGCTACGCAGACGGTGGGACCAAGATCCACCTGACCCAAAAGGTGGTGTGGTCCAAAGCGCTGGTGATCAGTTCGGCCATGCTGACCATGCTCCCGATCAAGCGCCTGCTGAATGATAGTTCTGGCCAAGTTATTACCGACACCGCCATGCGCGCGCCATATGCCAGCAAAGAGGATGTGTCGACCACTGGCTTTGTGCAGATCAATACCGTGGGCTCGTTGCCTGAAGTCAAGTTATGGGGACCTACCGGTATTTCCGCCAGCGCAGAAATTCTCAAGCGCCCGGACATCGCCAATTGCGGTTTTTATATAGCCAATGCAATCAACTACAACAAGCCCTATTTCAGCGTGGCCGGTACCAAGGTCAGCACCATGGGCGGTGTCACGCACACCACAACCATCGGTGAAACGTGGGACGTGGAGAGTGTAATCCGCATGACCACCAACCTCTGAGGCGCTGAACGCCTATGCCGCTAGCGGCGGCTACAAAATGAGCGAATGTATGGCAGACCAAGATATTTTTTACGTCGCGATGTTGACCGATATCGGCGCGACACAACTCGCCAGTTCTGTGGCCAACGGTACGCCCTGGGATATCACCCATATGGCCGTTGGCGATGGCAATGGCGTGACGCCGATCCCGTCGAAACTGCAAACGGCGCTGATCCACGAAAACCTCCGTTTGCCGTTGAATCGGCTGACGGTACGCGCGGATCGGCCGGTGATTGTCGCGGAGCTGATCTTGCCGTCGAACGTGGGCGGCTGGTGGGTGCGCGAGGTGGGGTTGTATGACTCGGCCGGCCTGCTGGTGGCGGTGGCCAACTATCCGGCGACCTTCAAGCCGACGCGGGCGCAGGGGACCGGACGGACCCAAGGCATTCGCGTTCAGATCCTGGTGAGCAGCACGGCCAACGTCACTTTGATCGATGACCCGACGCTGGTGTCACCGACCCTGGAGGTGGTGCGTGATGAAATCCTCAAGGGCACGGCCGGCTTCGCCGCCCGGCTGAAGACGGCGCGCAAGATCGCGCTCATGGGGGATGCCACCGGTGAGGCGCAGTTTGATGGGTCGAACAACGCCACCATCAACATGGCGCTGGCCAAATCCGGGGTCACGGCGGGCTCCTATGGCAAGGTCACGGTCAACGCGAAGGGGTTGGTGACCCAAGGCCTGGCGCTGGAGGCGGCGGATATTCCGGCGCTGGATGCCGGCAAGATCACCACCGGCACCTTGAGCCGGCCCACCACCGGCAATGCCGGTACGGCGAGCAAGTTGCAGGCGGGGCGGGCCCTGACCTTCAACGGTGCGGCGACGGGCATCGGCTGGTTTGACGGCAGCAGCGACCTCAACATTGCGCTGACCTTGGCGGGGTTCGATGCCAGCAAGGTGACCAGCGGTATTTTGCCGGTCGCGCGTGGGGGCACGGCGGGCAACACGCCGGCCTCGGCGCGGGCCGCCTTGGGCGCCGGGGTGCCGTCGAGCCTGTATCACAGTCCATCTGGCTTCTGGTGGGATAAAGACACCGGTCTTTTCGTGCAGTGGGGCAACTCGTACCTGGGGGATATGCCAGGCGGCCAGTGGAATGTGCAGTTCAACTTTCCTTATTGGTTTGATACCGCGCCTTTCATCGTTCTGCCGGTGATTACCCAGCATGCCGGCGGTTCCACGTCGGCCTCTACGGTTACTTGCGCGTTGAACGAGCCTTCATTGACCACGGCGGGATTTGTTCTCGGGTTCACTGAATACGATGGCCACCTTCAGGCCTTTGGTGTGCGTTGGATCGCGGTCGGATATCGCGTCACGCCGATGTAAACAAAAGTTCTAACGCTGTACCGCAACCGCCGATTGGCGGTTTTTTTGTTTCTATGGAGAAAGCTATGAGTTCTACCGACTTCTTTCACGGGATCACGGTGTCGCTGGTGGAAAGCGGTGCGCGGATCATTGCGCTGCCGTCGTCTTCGATCATCGGCATTGTCGATACCTTTACCCCGGGGCTGGGGTTGGCAGAGTCCAACGTGCCCACCCTGCTGACCCGTGAGAGTGAAGCGGTGGCCGCGTTCGGCCCCGACTCGGCACTGACCCGGGCCTGCAAGGCCATTTTCAACCAGTCGGCGGCCGCGATCGTGGCTGTGGGTGTGCCGACCGGCACCGAGGCGGCGCTGCTCACCAGTTCGATCATTGGCGGTGTGGCGGCGGACGGCAAGCGTACCGGCATGCAGGCGCTGCTGGACGGCAAGAGCCTGTTCAACCTTCAGCCGCGGTTGTTGATCGCGCCCAAGCACAGCGCCACCGAAGCGGTGGCCACCGCCATGGATGTGCTGGCGGGTCGGCTCAAGGCCCTCGCCATCATCGACGGGCCGAACACCACCGATGAGGCAGCGATTGCCTACGCCGAAAACTTCGGGTCCAAGCGTTTGTTCATGGTGGACCCGGCTGTCAAGCAGTGGAGCACGGTGACGAACGCTGATGAGGCTGTACCGGCCTCGGCGATCGCGGCGGGGCTGTTTGCGCAAACCGATTCGCGGTTTGGTTTCTGGGCGTCGCCGTCGAACAAGGAAATTGCCGGCATCACCGGCACGGTTCGCCCGATCGAGTACCTGGACGGTGATCCGACCTGCCGGGCCAACCTGCTCAACGCGGCCAGCATCACCACCATCATCCGCGATGGCGGTTATCGCCTGTGGGGCAACCGCACCCTGTCGGCCGATGCGAAGTGGTCGTTTGTCACCCGCGTGCGCACCACCGACATGGTGATGGATGCGATCCAGGCGGGCATGAAATGGGCAGTCGATCGGGGCATCACCAAGACCTACGTCAAGGACGTAACCGAGACGATCAACGCGTTTATGCGTGACCTCAAGGCGCAGGGCGCGGTGATCAACTTTGAGGTCTACCCCGACCTTGAGAAGACCACCGCCACCCAGATCGAGCAGGGCAAGGTGTACTGGACCATCCGCTTTACCGACGTGCCGCCGGCGGAAAACCCGATTTTCCAAGTTGAGGTCACTAACCAGTGGCTGACTGAAGTTCTGGAAGCCTAAGGAGGCGTTCAATGATTCCGCAAACTCTTTTTAACACCAACATGTTTGTCGACGGCAAGAGCCTTGATGGTGATGTGCCGAGCCTGAGCCTGCCCAAGCTGACGGTGAAAACCGAGGACTATCGCGGCGGCGGCATGGATGCGCCGGTGGGGATGGACATGGGCCTGGAAAAGCTTGAGGCCAGCTTTACCACCCATGGCATTCGCAAGGAGGTGCTGAAGTATTTCGGTGCCTTCGACCAGACCGGTTTTAACGCCTCCTTTCGTGGTGCCTTCAAGGGCCTGAAAGGGGCGACCACTGGCGCCATCGCAACCTTGCGCGGCGGTCTGCGCGAGGTCGACCCGGGCGAGTGGTCGGCCGGCACCAAGGCCGAGTTCAAGTACGCGGTCGACGTGACCTATTACAAGCTCGAAATCGACGGCCGGGTGATGTTTGAAATCGACCCGATCAACTCCGTGCGCGTCATTGATGGCGTGGATCAACTGGCCGACGTGCGCAACGTCCTGGGCCTCTAAGGAACAATGAACATGACCACTGTGAAGAAACTCCCGAGCTGGCTGGAACTGACCGAGGAAGGCGCGACCATCACCTTGCGCAAGGCCACGGAAATCAACCAGATCAAAGTCAATCAGGTTCGCATGCGTGCCCCGACTGTCAGTGATGTGCAGCAGGCCACCGTGCAAGCCAATGGTGACGCCGAAAAGCGCGAGCTGATCCTGTTCGGCTCCTTGATCGAAGCGGGGTCCAAGGACATCGGTGCGATGACCGTCGTCGACTACAACCGCATACAGGCCGGCTATTTTCGCCTGGTCGAAGATGATGAACCTTACTCCTACGACGATTAAGGCAGCGGCCAAGCAGCTGGCCCGGGAGTTCCATTTCTCGGCCAGCGAAATCGAGGCCATGCCGTTCAATCGCATGCTGTGGTGGCTCACGGATTGAGCCATTCCCTCCGTTACGCGTAACAGGGCATTCCTATGGCAAACAAAATGGCGCTCGGCCTGGTGATCGGCGGAGCGGTTAGCTCGACCGTGGGCGCAGCCTTCAAGGACGTGGAAGGTCGCGTCAAGAAGCTGAGCGAGCAGGGCAAGAAGGCGCGGGTGCTGCAAAGCACCATTGGCGAAACCATGCGCCTGCGCGATGAATGGAAAAAGGCCCACGACGCCGGCGAAAAAGGCGCTGCCGCGCTGTTGGGGCGACTGGAAAAAAACCTCGGCGTGTTGCGCAAGGAAGGGGTCGAGGTCGGACGGCTGGCCAGGGAATACGATCGGTTGGGTCGGGCCGGGCGCAGCGCGGAACTGAAGGCCAAGGGCTTCGGCCAGATCGATCAGGGCAAAGAGCGGCTTAAGGCGGGTGTGGCTAAAGGCGTGGTGGCCACCGGCCTGGTGGCGGTCACGGGCAAGGTCAGCGCGGATTATCAGGCGATCATCCGGGACATCGCGATCAAGGCCGGCGTGGCCCGATCGGCCCAGGAAGACGACATGTCGCGCGACATCATTGCGACGTCGAAGGACATCGGGATGGGCCGCAACGACGTGGCCGACGTTGTCAACCAGTTGGTCGGCGCCGGCATGGAGCTGAAGCAAGCGATGGAGTTTGCGCCGGTCGCGGCCAAGTTTGTAATCGGTCAAGGTTCATCCGGTGTCGATACCGCCAAGATGATCCAGGCGCTTCAGAGCAACGCCAATATCACCGACCCCAAGGTGCTGGAAAAGGCGCTGGAGGCGGTGGCTTTCCAAGGGCAGGCCGGCAGTTTTGAAGCCAGCGACATGGCGCGCTGGTTCCCGCAGCTGCTGGCAGGCATGCAAAAGCAAGGCATCACCGGCATGGATGCGGTCACCCAGCTGGGTGCGATGCTCCAGGTGCAAATGAAAACCGCCGGCACCGCCGATGAGGCGGCCAACAACCTCAAGAACTGGATGGAGAAAATCGGTTCCGGCGAGGTGGTCAAGGCCTACAAGGACGCCGGCATTGATTATCAGGGCTCGCTCAACACGGGCATTCAAGGGGGCATGTCGACGCTGGAGGCCAGTTTTGGCTTGGCCAAACGCTACATCGAGGCGACCGATCCGAAGAAGGCCGCGCAGATGGCCGAGGCCACGGCCAAGATCAGTAAGGAAGCGGACCCGGTCAAGGCCAAGGCGATGCTCAACAGTCTGGAGCAGGCCCTGCGCACCGGCGATATCTTTGCCGACATGCAGGTCAAGTCGGCGCTGACCGCCTATGTGCAGAACAAGGCGCTGTATGAGCAGTTGAAAAACGAGGCCGCCGGGGCCTCGGGCATCCTCGATAAGAACCTGGCGGAACGGCGCGACACCTCGTCGCAGAAGTGGGCCGAGGCGATTCAGGCGGGCAACGACGCGTTGCGCAGCGTGGGTGATGCCATCCGGCCGGTGACTGATGCGCTGGCCAGCGGCTTGACCTCGGTGGCCAAAAGCATCACCACGCTGTCGGATGAGTCGCCCAAGCTGGTGATGGGGGTTACCGCGCTGGGCGTCGGGGCCGGTGTCGTCACCAGCCTTTTGGGTGCGCTGAAGATCGGGCGCGGGGTGTTAAACGTGGCCCGGGGTGGGCTAGGTGGTGCTGGCTCGCCAGAAGGCGGCCGGGCGGGTGGGGTGGGTTCATTGCTTCGGTGGCCAAGGCGCAAGGGTGGGGCCTCGGCTGGTGCCGGCATTGATCCGGTGGAGACGGGCCTAGAAGTTGTCGATGCCGTCCGCGATGCGGGACAGGGGGTCGGTGGAAAGGGGGCTCCCGGTGTGGGTTCGGTGCAAAAAGTCTTTGTGGTCAATGCCCGCGACTTCGGCGGTACGGGTGGTTCGGGCGGCACGGGCGGGGGCGGTCGTCGTTCCCGTCGCCGATCGCGCCGCCCCTCGCAGCCACGCCCGCCATTGCCGCCGCCATCGCTGCCGCAACGTGCCGGGCTTGGGTTGAAGGGAGTGGTGGGCAAGGTCGGTAAATTTGGTAAGGCCATTCCGGGAGGGTCGCTGTTTGAGGCTGGCCTGATGGCGGCGGACACCTATCGCACGGCCGAAACCGACGATGAAAAGGCCGAGGGTTATGGGGGCGCAGCGGGTAGCCTGGCGGGCACGATGGCCGGTGCGGCTGCCGGTGCGGCGATCGGCTCCGTGGTGCCGATCCTCGGTACGGCCATTGGCGGGATGATCGGCGCATACCTGGGCGGCCTGGGCGGCGAGTCGCTTGGCTCGATGCTTGGTAAGTCTCTGTTTGGCAGTGACTCGGCGCCGGGTGATGTGGTGCGCTCGATGAAGACGCAGACGGACATAACGAAAGCGCCGTCGCCGCTGCTGCTCAAACCTCAGGAAAAACCAGCCCCGATCGAGCAGAAAATCACCTTTGCCCCGCATATGCCGATCACGATCGAGGGCGATGTAAAGGACCCGACTGAGTTAACCCGTCAGCTGGACACGCTGCTTCAGGCCCGGTTCCGCGACTTTTCGCGGGAGCTGGAAGACTCGGCCCGGCGCGCCGATGACCGCAAGCTGTATGACAGCCCCCATGTTTAGTAAGGAGGTGCCATGGCCTACATGGAGCAGCTGCAAAGCACCGTGAGTTACCTGGCCTCGGCCGGGGAAGCGGGGCGGCGAAACCTGGACGGCATGATGGGCCCGATGAACGGGGCGATCAGCGAGATTACCGGCGCCGCCTCGGAGCTGGAAACCCTGCCGATCATTGGCCCGGTGGTCGGCGAGAAAGTGCAGCGGGTCATGCGCAGCATCAGCGCCGCGCAAGCCAAGGTCGGCGCGGTGGTGGCGGTCTACAATCAGGCCACCCGCGCCGCGTCGCAGATCGAGGAACGCCTGGGGGCCTTTGGCGAGCAGGCGGCCCGGGCCAAAAGCGCGATCAACCAGATTGCCGGCAAGCTCAGTCCCGCCCTGGGCGGCATTCTGCCGACCAGTGTGTTTGCTACCGACACTACCCCAGCGGTGGAGGCGGTTAAGCCGTTTCCGCACCTGCTGATCATCCAGCCGCACAAGCATGAGGCGCCGCCGTATTACTTCAACCTGGACACCGCCGCATTTGACGAGTTGAGCCGGCAGACCGGTTTCCGCTGGGCTTCGCAAGAGCGTCTGACGCGCCGACCGGCGCAGCAGGCGGTGGGCATGGGCGATGAAAAGCTGACGCTCAAGGGCGCGATCTTTCCGGGGCACCGTGGCGGCCTCAAGCAGCTCGATACCCTGCGCAGCATTGGCGGGTTGCTGTTGCCCTTGGGGCTAACCACCGGCTATGGCCACGTTCTGGGCGATTGGTGCCTGACCTCGATTAATGAGGATCAGAGCGCTTTCCTGCAAGGCGGCATCCCGCGCAAGCAAGGCTTTAGTTTGGAGTTTGTCCGTTATGGCGAAGACCTGCAGAACGCTTGATGGCGATCGGCTGTACATCATCTGTCACAACGCCTATGGCCACCTCAACGGCAGCGTAGAGGCGGTGTTGGTGGCCAACCCCGGGCTGGCCAGCGAGCCCGAGCCATATCGCGGCGGTGTGCTGATCCGGCTGCCGGATCTGGCGCAGGCCAGTGATGACCAGACGGTTCAGCTCTGGAGCTGAGCGTTACGCGTAACGAATCGAAAAGTACCCCTGAGCCCCGCCCTTGTGCGGGGCTTTTTGTTGGAGCTGGATATGACGCCTGTGTTTCGTCTCGTTGCCGATGGCAGCGACATTACCCGCCTGATCAACGATCGATTGTTGCTGCTGCGTACCTCCGACAAGCCCGGCATGGAGTCGGACGAATTTGAGTTGCGCATAGATGATCGTGACAACGCCGTGACGCTACCGGCACGCGGCGCCAGTATCGAAATCTACCTGGGTTATGCCGGGGCCACGCTGACGCGGGAGGGCCGCTACATCGTCGACGACATCGAGCTGTCTGGTCCACCGGACACCCTGGTGATTCGCGGCAAGGCCAGCGACATGCGCGGCAGCGGCAAGACCACCCGCAGCGGCAGTTGGGAAGGTGTCAGTCTGGCCGCCATCGTCAACACCGTTGCCCGGCGTAACGGCTGGGAGCCGGCCTGTACGGTGGGCACGATCGTGCCCCGGGCTGACCAACTGGGCGAGTCGGATTTTAATTTCATCACCCGGCTGGCCAGGCAGCACGATTGCACGGCCAAGGTCGCGGACGGCAAGCTGATCGTCATGCCGCGACAGGGCGGTGTCACGGCCAGCGGCAAGGCCTTAGGCGTCGTGACCATCCACAAGTCCGATGTCAGTCGCTACAGCTTCCGGCTGGGTGATCGATCGGCCCACAAGGCGGTCAGCGCCAAGTACCAGGACAAGGCCACCGGCAAGCTGGCGGTGGTCAGCCTGAGCAACGACGACGCCCCGGACGGCCTGCCGCCAGTACATACCGATCGGCATATTCACCCGAACAAGACGGCCGCCGAGCAGGCCGCCAAGGCGCGCTTGGCCGCGTTCAACCGTTCGACCGCCGGCGTGCGCCTGGAAATGCCGGGGCGTTCCGACCTGTTCGCTGAACGCGTGATCAACGCCCAGGGCTTCAAGGACGGGCTCGATGGCGAGTACCTGGTGGACTCGCGCGAGCAGGTGTTCACCCAGTCCGGCTGGTCGACCACCATCGAGTGCAACGGCGGCAAGAGCGGCAAGGCCAAGGCCAAAGGCAAGAAGCCGGCCAAGACCCTGAAGGTTGTTTCCCCGCTGGCCTGATCCCTTTCCCCCTTTTGTTAACCCCCTCTAACCGCATCGGGCGGTTTTTTTATGCCTGGAGATTGTGAAATGGCGTACACCCCTCTGACCCAGCAGCAGCTGCTGGCTATCCTCCCCAACTGCCGGCCGGTGGTCGGCGCCTTTCTGCCAGCGCTCAACCGCGCCATGGCCCGCTTCGACATCAGTACCCGGGCGCGTCAGGCGGCCTTTCTGGCGCAGGTCGGCCATGAGTCGGCCCAGCTGACCAAGCTGTCGGAAAGCCTGTACTACAAGGACGCCGAGCGCGTGGCGCAGCTGTTCAAGTATGGCTTTGACCTGAACCATAACGGCCGCGTCGATCCGGCCGAGGTCGAGTTTGCCAAGGGCTATTTGCGCAACTCGGAAAAGCTGGCTAACCGGGTGTATGGCGCTCGTTACGGTAACGGTCCCGAGGCGTCAGGGGATGGTTTCAAGTACCGCGCGCGAGGGTTGATCGGCATCACCTTTCACGACAACTACCGACTGTGCGGCAAGGCGTTGAACCTGCCGCTGCTGGAGCAACCCGAGCTGCTGGAGCAGCCAGAATACGCGGCCCTGTCGGCGGCCTGGTTCTGGTGGGATCGCGGATTGAGCGATAGGGCCGACCTCGGGTTGTTCGACGGCATCAGCAGCGTGATCAACGGCGGCGGTAATGGCCGGGCCGAGCGCCGCGAGCTGTGGGCCAAGGCCAAGGCGGTGTTATGCGTCTGATCGAATGGATACCCGCCCCTTATCGCGCGTTGGCCCGGGTGCTGGCCTTGGCGCTGCTGGCCGGCCTCAGTGCCGGCGGCGCGTGGCAGGTTCAAGACTGGCGTTATGGTCAGGCACTCGAAAAGCAGGCGCGGAAGTCGGCCGAGGCGGCGACGGGCCGCGTCGAGGCGGTGTTGGCCACGCTGGCGATCGAGCAGACCAAGCGCAACGCCCTGGAAGTCCGCCTGAAGACCAACGATGAAACCCACTACAAGGAACTGTCTGATGCACAGAAAGCGCAGCAACGCCTGGCTGATCGTCTTGCCACTGCTGATGTCCGGTTGTCAGTCCTACTCGCCACCGGACCCGCCGGCCCAGGCGGTGACGGGGTGTCAGCCGCTACCCGCGCCGGCGGCGTGGTTCATGGAGGCACACGAGCCGAACTTGACCCCTCGCATGCTCAACGAATTGTCGGCATCACCGGCGACGGCGATCGCGGATTGATCGCGCTCAAGGCGTGCCAGGGCTATGTGCGTGAGGTGTGGGCGTCCAGTCAGCGCCCGGTGCCGCCCTAATCGTGACCGATCGTCGGCGGGTCATGCTGCTGAAACCTTTGATCGGTAGCCGCTTTGGGGGCTACTATCGGCCATCTTTGTTGGCCGCTGGATGGCCAGCCAGGCGTAGTGATGCCTCGGCGGAAGCCAATCGGCGAAAATAATTAAACAGTTTAGATGTTCAAGGCGGGGCGCCTTTGCTATTCTTTTGGCGTCCGGCGTTAGCTGCGAGACAAGAATTTCAGGATTTTACAAGGGCTTAGAAAAAAGAAAACCCCCAGAGGCCGGCAAGCCTTGGGGGTTCTCGGTGATCGTTCCAAACAGCTCTGGAAGACCTCGACAAGGTCAGAGTTTAGTGGACGGTCCCCTTCGAAGCAAGCCCATTGCTTAGGGGAAGCAGCATGTCCGCCATGATGGCCGAGGACGGCCCGCAGCCATTGCGCTGGGGCCTCAAGATGTACAAGCACCCGGGGTTATTCCTGGGCACCGGCAATCGCTGTGGGCACGACCCATTGGCGCTGGCCGTTGATCGCCTCAGCCTGCACACGCCCAGCGGTGGGAAATGGCCGAAATTGATTCAGGCCGGCATTGATCGCATTCAGGCGTATTTCAGCAACGCCGGCTCGCTGGAGCCCCTGGCGCACCTATCCAAGAAACGCAACAAAGACGGCTCGATGCGCCAAAACCGCAGCGAAGCCCGCGAGTCGCATGCCCTGGTGCTGTCGGTAATCTTTACTTGCCTCGACCTGAAGTCGTTGCGGGTTGGCTACTACACCAACACCGGTGCATTCGTCAGCATTTCCTTTCTCGACATCGCCCGCCGTTGCGACATGACCTGCCAAGTGAAGGCGCGCGACGACGCTGGCCAGGTGATCGACGGCCAATTCAAAGAGGTGCCGACCTCGCGATTCTGGCGCGCGGTGCGCGACCTCAAGAAGGCCGGCGCCATTTCCGTGTTTGAGCAGTACGAAGAAAAAGACGCCGGCAAGCGTGCCCTGACCGCGATCAAGGCCTTTAGCGAAAAATTCCTACGGCTGATTGCCGGCTGGACCGCCAAGCGCGTAGAGAAAGCCCGTAAGCGGGCGCATCAGCGGGTCGGCAGCTTCCTGCTCGGCGCGATTGACGCGGGTGTCGAGAACGTCAACCAGCGTAAAAATCTGGTCAAAGAGATCCAATCGGCTAACACGAATCGCGAGTTGTTCGGCGCGGCCCCGGCCAAGAATCGCCAGCCGGCCACCGGTGGCGCGCGCCAGTCCGTCGAGGCGGCGCTACAGCAGGAGTACGCCGAGCATGAGGCCAAAGTATTGGCCAGCATCACGGCTGCCCTGGGGCGTCCGCCGCGCGGGCTGGAGCAGCTGAAAATGCAGACCCAGCACGGCTGGATCAGCCGCGACGACTTTATGCGTCGACGACTCGGTGTCAGCTAGCCCGCCACTCTCTCCCGGCTTCCCATTTAACCTCCCCTGACCGCCAGGGCGCCCCGCTATGGGCGCGCTCAGGCGGTTTTGTGCTTGCCCCTCCCCCATTCCCCAGCGTTGCGCGCAAAAACGGCCCAAACAGCCCGTGCTGCGCCCAAATCGCCATCCTCCCCGAGCGTTACCCCCTCCTTTTGCCGGCGCGAGCGCCGCGCCTCAGAATTTAACTCACACCCTCCAAATATTAAGTCCCCCTAGAGTTGGTTTAAGTCAGTGTTGGTCTTTCCCGCTATACAACTAGAGAAGCCTGGCCAGGCTACGCCTGTCCTAGTAATGCCTCGGCTATGCCGAGAACGGTTTAGGGGGCTGGTGCTACGCCCCAGCCACACCGGGGCTACTCGCCCCTACCCAGGCATGAGCCTGCGGCCCCTGCACCCGCATCACAACGTCGCGCTGTAACGACTGCCGCCGTTCCGTCAGTAAGGCGCCTTCCAGTCGCTGTGGCCCGCGCTAACGACAATTACACCCGGTAGATCGAGTGGCGGCCCTTCGCTCCTTCACGCGCCGCCTACGGCTGGCCAGTCGCGCAAGCGCTCCGGCTAACAGTGAGGGGGGTGGGGTCACGCCCAGGGGCGGCCCGCTGGCCACGTCGGTGCCTGACCGATCGCTGGGGCGATTTTCAGGATGGCCAGACCCTGGGTGATGTTCGGTGTGCTGACGATCGCCCTGGACGGTTGCCGGCGATCTGGCGAGGGTGGGCGATCACGTCGGCGCCTGGCCGATCGCGCGGAAGTCTCCGGGCAGCCAGACCCTGGGCATGTCCGGCGGCGTGATGTTCACGCCCATGGGCGCCGGCGCTCGATGATGGACAAGGATACTTTTAGGATTGACATAAGGTATTTAATGGATATCCTTTTGGTATCTGTTAGGTATCTCTTGAGGGGATTGCATGTCCATTATATTGATTGGTAACACCAAGGGCGGGATCGGCAAATCGACCAACGCGGTGCAGGTCGCGGTGGGGCGAGCCATCCAGGGTAAGGACGTGCTGCTGGTCAATGCCGACCGGCAATCGTCGTCGTCCAAGGCCATTGGCCGGCGCGACGAGGCCGGTCTTACGCCAAGCGTGACCCTGGTGGCGTACCCGGATGGGGACCAACTGCGCACCCAAGTGCTGCGCCAGGCGAGCAAATACGACGACATCATCATCGACGCCGGTGGCCGTGATAGTTCGGCGTTACGTCACGCGATGATGATCGCCGACGTCATGCTGGTGCCCATTGCTCCGGGTAACTTCGAACTGGACGCGCTGGAGGATGAGCTGGTGCCGCTGATCAATGAGATTCAAGCATCGCGCGGCGATAACCCGTTGCCGATCTATGCCTACCTCAACATGGCCGAGGCCAATAAATTCTCCAGCGATAACCTGGACACCCGAAGGTCGATCGAGAGCTTTCCGGAGTTGCAGTTGTTGGACTTCAATATCGTCAAGCGCAAGGCCATTGCGGCCGCCTCGACCACCGGGCTATCGGTTCGGGAAATGAAGAACAAGGACTTCAAGGCGGTCAAAGAAATTGACGCGCTGATGGCGGCGCTGTTTAATTAAGGTATCTATTGGATATCCTAACGATATCCAAAGGACCCATTTAGAATATCTGGAAAGTATCTTATGTCAGTAATCAAGCGCGCACCCAAGACAGCGGCAGCCGACCCAGCTTCGGAACAGGCAGCCATCAGAGCGGCGGCCACGGCGCCGGACAGCAACCTGAAAAAGAACGTGCGCGGCAAGCGCACGATGTTCTCGGTAGGGTTTGAACCCGAGCTGATGGCCGAGCTGGACGCGGCCCGGGGCAAGGTCGGGCTGTCGCGGCCGGCGTTCCTAAAGTTGGCCTTGCGCCGCCTGCTCGATGCCGGGGTCTGAGGTAAGTCAGGCCGGAGAATCCTCGGGGGATTAAAAAGATATTAAAGGGATATCCTTAGGGTATTCCAAGAGTATCTTTATGGTGGTATATTTCGGGCATCCCAAGAATGGCAAGGATGTTCGAAATGGCCCGCAAAACCGCGATGAAGCATGTCCCCCTAGAAGATCGCCCGGAGTTTCTGGCGCTGGTCGCCGAGCTGGCCAATGTCCTGCCCGAACAATTCCCCGCCATCGCCCAGCAATGCGTCGACAAGTACGCCGACGCCGTGCTGGCCGGGCATGTCGAGGTGTTGGACCAGATGGAGCGAGCCTATAAGGCGCTGGTGTACAAGCTCAACGGTGAAACCATGTTCGGCTGCGGCGCGGATGCCGGCAGCGCGGCCAATGTCTTGGCGCGCGCCGTGGCGGCCGAGCCGGGGCAGGTGCCGACGTGGGGCCGGTGCGGCGAGTTCCTGCTGGAAGTGGAGGGCATGCGCATTCGCGTTCAGTTCAAATCCAACATGCTGAGCAATCATCACAGCTGCGACCTGCACGCGGTCGATCTGGACCGGCCATTTTTGAGCACGACCGGCTACCGTAGCGCCGGCGTGGCGGCCACGTCCTGCCTGGGGGAAAGCGTCGAGCAGGCAGTGCGGCGCATGGTGCTGGATCTGCTGCAGAACGAGGGCAAGCCCAAGCCGATCGTCGTGGATCAGTTTTCGAAAGCGGCCGCCGAGAAGCGTCCGCAGTGGCTGGTTGATGCGCTGGCTGGCGTGCGCACCAATGGCCAGTTGGCCATGTTCGGCGATGCGCCGAAGGACCCTGCGGCCAAGGTGCCGCTGAGCAACGCCGAGCGGCAAAAGGCCTTTCGCGAGCGCAAGCGTGCGGAGAAAGAAGCGGCCAAGGGCGCGGGCCTGATATCGCTGTCGCTGGCCCGGGAGGATCTGTCTTATTTGTGGTGGGCCGTGGACGTGTTCCAGACGGCGCGACGGGATCTTGAGCACCTTAAACAGCCGTACGTGCAGGAGCGGCTGGCCAAGGTGTTTGGCGGTTGCCCGTGGTGGACGCCCGACGCGCTGGAAAAGCTGGGGCAGGACCAAGGGATTTTGAATGGTGAAAAGCGCGTTGAGGCTGAGCGCAAGCGCGGTTGGAAGAACTACGACGACCAGTGCAAATACACCGACAAACTGGCGGCCGAGCTGGCCGAGGCTCGCGGCGAAATTCAGCGCCTGCAAAGTGGCCTGAAGGAGATTGCCGCCGAAATGGGCGGTGTGGCACCGGCGCCGCTCGCCCAAGGCGCCGACGTGGCCGAGTTGCGCCGGCGGATTGCCTCCCTGGAGCAGCAGAACGCCATGGAGATTGCCGACCGGGCCAAGGCCTTCGACGCCGTGGCGGTGTTGACGGCGCGGCTCAAGGCCGCCGGTCTACCGACTGATTACCGCCGGCAGCCGGGCGAGTAGCGCCGGCGTTACGCGTAACGCGTCGAGATATTTAGGATCAAAGAGCCTAAATTGTGTTGTACATCTAGGCTCTTTGAGCCTATAATTCGTGCTGTTGGTGGCATGCAGAAAGCCACTCGACTCTGAGGGGGCTAGCCATGCCGCCGGCGGAGAACGAGATTGAAACTTTCTGAGGTGGCGACCATCCGCACGAACTTTCCCGAGGCGCATTTCTGGTTGGTTCGGCGGGGCTCAGCGGCGCGGTGCGGCGAGCCGATCCGGGTGTTTAACCCCGAGCATATCGGGGTCCGGGTCGAGCGAATCGACCTGCTGTTACCGGATTACCTGTTCTACTGTTTCGCGGCGATTCATCAGCGGGGCAACTGGCAGCAGGTGGCCACCGGGACGCTGAGCCTGGTCAATATCCGTGTTTCAGACGTTCGACGTATCGAGCTGTCACCACGGTGAGAAGGGGGCCGCAAGGCCCCGGACTCTTACCCGGATCATCAAGGAATACAGGCATGCACATTGATTTACCGCCGATCGGCGAACAGCTAGAGCTGGTGTTTGAGCAGGCCACCAAGGCCGGTATCAGCCAACTGAAAGCCAACCTCAAGGCCCCGCGGCTGCCGGCGCAAACCGAAGTCGACGAAAGCCAATACTCGCGAACGCACCTGGTGCGCGAGGCCGACGGCTGGGAGCCGCCGCACCCGGACATTGTCGGCGCCTATTTCCGGCACTTTCAGGCGCACTTTCCCGAGTACGGCACCGACGCCAAGCTGGCGGCCTTGCTCGGGCTGTCGTCGGATCGGCGGGTGCGGGCGTTCAAGGATGGCAGCAAGGCCGCGCCCTATGGCGTGTGGCGGCGCTTCCTGGTGCTGACCGGACGGGCGCCGCAAGAGGTGATCCCGGTGCTGGCCTTTATGGCCTGAGCGTGGCGCGTCGCGACATAGGCACTTGTGCCTATTACCTTGCTTTAGGCACTTGTGCCTATCCGTCTTTATCTGGCGTAGGTTGTGGAACATGGATAATCGAACGCGTTACCTACAGCTGTTGAGCGCGCACGGGATCACCCAGGCCTACAGCGCCGTGTTGATCACCGCCGTCACCCAGCGCCCTTGTTCCGAACGCACGGTGCGCTCCTGGTTGAATGACCCGGATAAGCCCAGCACCCGACCCTGCCCCGCGTGGGCCGTCGATGCGGTGGAGAAAGGCATAGGGTATATGCAGCGGGCCGTGGCCCGGCGCAAGGAGGGCTAAGGCCATGGGCCCGACCGAACAGAAAGGAGCCCCGGCCATGCGCTCCTACCCATTGCAGCCGTGCCCCTGGTGCAAGTCGCCGGCGAAACTGGATCAGGATTGCGACACCGGCTGGTATGTGAGCTGTTCGCTTGCGCGTTGCCCGGTCCTGCCGATCAGTGCCGGCTACAAGTTTGCGCACATGGCGGCCATGGCCTGGAACTGTTGCGGCCAGCCCGACCAGTTGCCCGCGTTGATGCCGACGCCGGCCGGAGTCGCCGCCGCGTTACCCATAACGAACTAAAGGAAAGGAACCCCCGCCATGAGTACGACCCCCCGGCACCCGCAGAACCCCGATCACCCCAACGGCACCTGTGAAGCCTGCGGCCAGCCGTGCGCCGTGTGTGGCCCGCGATGGTGCCCGGAGTGCTACTACGTCAACGGCGTGCCGCGCGATCTGATGCACGGCTACGACCCGGACAACGAACACCCGGGCGCGGATTACACCCTGGCCGGCCCGCTCGATGAGTGCGAAGGCCTGGACGGCCAGCCCATCGACTGGCAACCCAGCGAGCTGGACGCCGGGCGTTACCCCTAACGAACCCAACTGAAAGGAACCCCCGCCACTATGAGCAAGCCCCCGATCCCCCGGCCGGCGCCGCTGGTCGAACTGGAGTCAGGCGAAGAGCTGGCCGCGCTGCGCCGGGATGCCGAGCGCTATCGCTGGCTGCGCGAGCGGGCCGTGCGGGTGCAGGGCAGCGAGATTTGGTATCAGGGCGCCTATCTGGATCTGCGTGCCGATATCGGCTTGGGCCATGCGCGCGAAGATGCGGAACCCAGGCCTGGACGAAAAAGGTAGCCCGCCGCGTTACGAATAACGCGTTATATGTGAAATGACCCCCGTCGCCTTGCCAGGTGCCGGGGGTCTTTTTTTGTGCCCAAGATCATCATATTGATATAAAGTGATACATCACTTTTAGCCTAAATGATTTTAGGCGCACTCCGACCCTTACGCGAAAAGGAATCCCGACCCATGGCCATGACTGACGCGCCGCCGAGCCGCACCTTCCTGCAACGGTTGTTCCGGGGTGGCCTCGGGCGGCCGCTGGTCAATCTGTGGATCGAGACGCGCGGGGGCGGTTATGGCCAGCGCACCACCGACACCAAGTTGAACCTGGGGCGCTATACGCTGCTGCGCTGGCAAAGCATCACGACCGACATGGATCAATTCGACCGCGACTGACGCCGGGTGACGCGTCACAACCATCATTGAGAAAGGAGATTCACGCCATGAAAAACAGCCACGGCCTCGACGTCGATTATTTCAGCCGCAAGATGGAGCGCATGCTCAACGGTGCGTCGAGCTATACCCGCGACGAATGGGCGCGCGAGTGTGCACGCATGGCCAAGGTGGCCGATCCGGCCGTGCTGCATGAGGCCGAGTTTGTCGGCGAGCCGGCGCCGTTCGCGGCCAAGGTCGTCAGCAAATTGCGCCGCTTTCAAGAATGCGCCGATGACAGTCAAGGCGCCGATATCGGTCGGCACTGGTTCGACCTGCTGACGCAATTGGCCTTGCTCAACCGGGTGCAGCGCAGCCCGGCGCAGTGGGAACTGTCGCAGCAAGGCGAGGATCTGCTAGAGGCGGATCGAGTGCGCGCGGTAGCCCTGGCCAAATCCGGCGCGTGATGCGTCACCACCCCTATCGAAAAGGAGCTTTGCCCATGACTGCCCCTGTGCGCGATCTGACCCGGCCGCTGCTGGCCTTTTGGGTCGGTGATGACGACATTTACGCGGCCGAGGATGAAGCCCAGGCCGTCGCCTTGGCCAATGCCATCGCTGGCCCTGGCACCTATACCGTCGACGACGTGGTGCCGGTAAGCGCGGACACCCTGGACGATCGCCTGCGCGACGAGGACGGGCGCCTGGTGTGGACCCTGCGCGGGTTGCTGCTGGACCAAAAAGAACCGGGATATCTGGCGGGGTATGAACAATGACCGTGATTCAGCCATGCCCGTTTTGTGCGGGCCCCGGGGTGGCCAGCGCCTTCGACGCCGAGGACGGCACGCTGGTGATGGAGGATGCCAAGTTTAAGCTCCGGGTCAGCTATGAGGCTTATGTGTGGTGCCATACCTGCGGCGCCCAGGGGCCGCGTGTGGACCCTGACGACGTGGCTATTTTTGAGCGGCGGGAGATTGAGAGCCTGGACGCGCTGCGCGCCCTGGCGGTCGAGCGCTGGAACAGCCGGTGTGCGCCGCTGCCGATCGAGGGCGGCGAATAATGGCCGCGAAGAAAGCCAAAGCCCCCGAGGCGCTGACCCTGGCCAGTGCCCAGGCGCTGGAGACGCGCGCCATGAAACTGGTGGCGGCGATCGAGCAGGTCGACAGCGCCGACGATCTGGAAGAGGCCGGCGATTACGTGCGCTGGTGGGTCGGGCGGATGGTCGAGGCCGGTTATCACCCGATCGCCGCCGAAGGCTTTGCGGCGGCTGGGCGCAAGGCGGTGGCCGCCGCCCAGGTGCGCCTCGGCGTGCAGCGCGACGCCCCGGGGCTGCCCAAGAGTGAGGCCGGTGCGCTGGATGCCGGCTATTTCAAGACCCGGCTCAAAGGCATTGTGGCCGTGCTGTCGAACTACACCCCAACCGAGCTGGCCCGCGAGTGCGCGCGCCTGGCACGGCGTGCTGATCCGCGCGTGTTGCAGGAGGACGAGTTTCAATGAGCGCGCGGGGTGATATCGGTTGCGGCGTTACCGTAACGGCGGTTTACTGCGCGGCATCAAGTGAGGGGGTCGAGTGAAGCGCAAAGGGTTTGATGAGGGGCAGTTGCTGGAGCTGATTGCCGGCGGTTCGGTGCGCGAGTGCAAGGCGGCACGCCACGGCGAGCGCTGGGCGGTCTATGTGCGCCTGGGCGGCCCGACGTCGAACTGGCTGGCCGTGCGCTCGCAACGAGAGCCGGTGCGGACTTGGGCCAGCCTCGACACCCTGGAGCGTTTCACCAGTGGCGCGGGGATTCGTTCGTTTGCCGTCGAGTCGTGACGCGTCACATGCTCAATAAAAAGCCCCGAACCAGTCGGGGCTTTTTTATTCTTGGGTGTTGGGGATCAGCTAACGAACTGAAGGGCGGCGGCGAGCTGGAAGCACTGGGCGAGGCGTGCGCTTTCGTTTTGGCCGCCTGGGCCGCTGGCGGCGCGGTTGATGGTGTTGCGCGCGATGCGCGAGGCGGGAGCAGTCCGGCCGCCACGACGGGTCTGGTTACGGTTGCCGTCGTCAAGGTGTTCGGTCGCGCACAGCACTGACAGCATCAGGCACAGCGCGCGGGGAATGAGGACGCCGAGGGTAAAGGCGCGGGACATCATATGTGGGGCGGTTTTGGCGCCGAGCTTGGCTTTGATGTTGCGTTCGATCAGTCGAAAACTGTTGCTGTCCAGGCCGATCAGCGTGCCGATGGTGTTGGGACTTTCACCATCGGCGAGGCCTACCAGTACGCGTAACTCGGTGTCATTGAGCGCCTGACCTGGCCGCCCGATAACCTCTTCGCCGTGAATGTCCTTTTCAGCGTACATCGTGTGGTTCCTTGTCCCTGGGATTGGTTAAGCGGCTTTAGCGGCTTTGACTGCTTTGAGTTGTCCGGCGATGTTGGACACAAGCAGCAAACCTTCGCGCAACTCGGCGGCCAAATTGACGATAAGGTCAAGCGCGGCGTCATGGTCGCCGGTGTCGATCGCGCGCTGGGCAATGGCTTCGATGCCGCCGGCGGCGGCGGCTTTGCGATTCATGGTGACGCACAGCCGGCGCTGGGTCTCTTCGGTGAAAATGACGATACCGGCGCTAAGGGTAAGCGCGGCGGTGGCGGTGTCGAGTGCGGTCAAAAGTCCTGGGTTCATATCAGATTACTACCTTGCAAACTGTTAATTACACTTAAAGTGTAAATCCATGAGTGTTTATGCCCCATCTTGGGGCGTTTTTCCTTTTTTTGGCCGGGCTCTTACCTGGAGTTAAGCCTCTATTGATCCAAGGGCGCCACTATAGAGGTCGATACTCGTGATGGCAAAAGGCAATTGCGGCAAGGGTTTGCTCGACTTTTGTCGAGTTAAGCGCAGAGTACAGCGCGGAACAAAAGGGTGGAAGATGGATATTTCAGAATTCGTGTTTTAAACAGTTTAACTGTAAATTGAAGGCGTGGCAAAGCCCCGAAGCGGGGCTGGCGATTAGCGTAAATGCGTGATCATTCGGACGCGGCCAAGGACATGCAGGGTTGCCAGTTCCTCGTCGCTTAGGGTGTGATCGGGGTAGTGGTCGCGGCGCTCGGCCTGGATGACGTAATCGCCGGTAAGGGTCTGGCGAATCCAGCGCAGCCATAGGCGGTCCTTGACCATAATCGCAAACATATCGTCGCGCCTTACGGTGGTTTCGCCCAGGTCGATCAGGGCGCGGTCGCCCTCTTCAATGATGCCGGCCATGCTGTCGTCTGGGGCTTGGACCAAGAGGATCTTGTCTTTATCCAGCTTGATGCTGTCGAGGAATTGCAGGTGAAAAGCCAAGGCATTATCGCCGAGGTCGGTCAGGCCGCCACGGCTGGGGATGACCGATTGCGTCGGAATCGCGTAGTTGCGTGTTTCCGGTGACGTGCCGTCGTCGTCAGTCAGGCCGACCAGATAAGCACCGGGTTTGCCGTACAGCGCGCCCAAGGCAAAGACCATTTCCAGAGGTGGGACGTTAATCCCCAGCTCCCAGTTACCGTAACGCGACGGGATGAACTTGGCCCCGGTGATGCGGGTTAGTTCGGTGGCGCAGTCGGCAAAGGTCCAGCCCTTTTGTGCGCGGCACGCCTTCAGTCGAGCGGATATCGTCTCTTTGATGTCAAACATTGGCGTCTCTATCGGGATCATTTCCAGGTTCTGAATATACATTCAAAGTGTAAAAAACACTAAAAAGAACTTGTTTTCTCGTTTTGCGTCGTCCACGATAAACAGCAAATCTGTTTAAAACGGAATCGCTGTGGAACTGAACGCCTGGATTGATAGCCTTTCGCCTCTATCCGCCTCGCAAATAGCGGCGGATCTGCTGGGTGAGAAACGCCGCACGGTCGATTCCTGGCGTCGTTTCGAGAATCCGCCGTCCTTTCGTGCCGCCTTGAAAATCGTGGTGGTATCGGGCGGTCGGGTGGACTTTAACGGCATCTACAATCCGTTTTGGCGCGCCTTGGTCGAAGGTCGCGCCAAGTTCAAATGGAACGGCCCGATTCCGAGTTTCAAGGAATGAGCGGGGCTGTCTTTCCGGTCGGCCTGTCCGACATGGTCATTGGCCGCAAGGTTGAGCAGCGCTTTGGTTTGCTCGGCTTGGCGCGTCTGCTAAAGCTGGTCGAGCTGGTCATTGATCGGGCCGATCCTTCGACCACGGCGCCGTCTGCCGTGCTGGCCTGGGGCGACTTCCTGGCGGCCTTGCACTGCACGCAAGAGGACGCCGGTGAGTTCCTCAACTATTGCGATCACGCGCGCGTATTGGATCGCGGCAATGACGATGGGCGTTTGCGCCTCACGTTGGTCGGTGAGCTGGTCGCACGTTTGGTGCCGGCCGAGGCGCCGCCTCTGGCGGCGGGTGCTCGGCAATTGTTCGACAGTGATAAGCAATGGGCCGAGTGGTTCAAGTCCGACCTCAACTGTCCGCCGTACCTGGTTAACGACTCCTCAACCCGGCAACTGTTTCGCCGCTGGTGTGCGACCAACGTCACCACCGATGAGGTCGAGGCCGCCACCGTGCGTGCCATTAAGGCCGGTGAGGCGCCGCATCCGGCGATCTTGCACGACCATCTGAAAGCCCTACGGGTCGACAAACTTCGCGCCCTCAGTTGAGTGCGCAGCAAGGGGAATGCTGTGTTTTTGATTGCTCTATCTGGCGGCGAGTCCGCTGACCGCGAACGCATTACCGATTGTCTGGTGGGGTCCGGCAAGGCCCGCCTAGCCGGCTATGCCCTGAACCCGCCGATGCGGCGGGGTGGTTCAGTCAAGAAGTTGCCGCCGCTGGACGGCAAGACCCGCGCGGCCCGGCTGGCTCAGGCCATTGATGGCTTGGAGTGCCGGCCGCCGGTGGCCGGTGGGCTGGTGATCTTGCATTGCCTGACTCTGGAAGAGGCCGAGGTAGTTCGTGAGAGTGGCGGTGAGGTGTGGCACGTCTATGGCGCGAAGCCCTCGGCCCTGGTGCCGATTCGTCGTGCCGATCGCATGGTCACGACCGGGGAAAGTGGTTTCGCGCATGTTCTGGCGCCGCTTGAGGCGTTGTCGGAGTACCTGTTGGCCATGGGCTTGTCTGCGCGTTCCGGCGTCCTTGAGCGTGCCCGTGGGTGAGCTGAGCCGGGCGCTACCGGCCTATGCCTACGGCGACCCGGCGCGGATCATCGAAGCGCGGCAGATCCGTGAGGGTGGCTGTTCGTTGTGTGAGCGTGCTGAATCGGTGTTCGGAGTGCAAGTGTGCCTCAGTAATCTGACGTTTCCGGCCTGTCGTGGTGACAGCAAGAAAGGCCACAAGCTGACGCCTAAAGCCGGCGGCTAGGGGATGTGATGGCAAGGCGCGGACGGAATCAGGGCGGTGTCGGTTATGAGTTGTGGGCCCGCTGGTGTGAGTCGGGCGGCACGGCCAGCGCTGGGCGCTCGATGCTGGCCAAGTTGATCGACAACAAGGGCGAAATCTTTTTTGGGGGCTCGGGCGGGTCCAGTGAGCCGGCCGACAGCCTGGAAGCGGCGATTGAGTCCCTGGTGGTCGCCATGGCCGTGACAGCCCCGCTGTGTGCCGACGTGCTGCGCCTGGAGTATGACGCCGGATGGTGGCGGGTCGCCCAGCGCCGAGGCATCCAGAATTACGACCCCCGAAGCATTGGCCAGTTTGAGAAGGCCGACGCGTTGGGGATCAGCTTTGCCACCTATAAGCGCCGGCTGTCTGAGGCGCGCGACCTTATCGAGACTCAGTTGGGGGCTCAATGAATCTTCACCCGTTGTTTGCTGGATTCAATGGCGAAAGCCCTTACGCCGTAGGGGCTGCCCTCGGTTTTGCCATTCACGTCGAGACTGCGCTGGGGCCGCTGCCGCCCACGCTTGACCCGCTGCAACGGGCAAGAATGCACGAGGGTGGGGATCTGGCCGACTTCCGGTTTGCCGGTGGCTGGGGCGCACCCGGGGCGCATTGCCTGATGTTCGCCAAGCCGCTGACTCGCAATGCCGCCGTCTGGTGGCAAACCGGGGCGCTGTGCATTGACTGCTATGGCTCGGGCTTTTGCGTGTCGGTCATGGGCGACGACATGCGCTGCCCGTGCGGGGCTCCGATCAAGATCGAGCAGCGCGACATTCCCGAATGCGCCCAGGGCCACCACCACGGCCACGCCACGCCTGTTTAGCCCTATAGCGAATTAGCCCATTAGCGAACCCGGCGCCTTGCGCGCCAGGGCGTCGCTTTGCCTGAAGAAAGACAACGCCGCCCGCCGGCTTGGCCGTGGGTGGCTGTGAGGCCTGCACCATGACCACCCTGAGCGTTACCCTGTCCGATGCCGTGATTAAGCGGCATGCCAGCGACCCGAGCATTACCGAACTCAACGACCCCCGGCACCCGCTGCGCTTTCGTTACCGTAACGACCGGAGCAAGGGCAGTTGGCACGTTGTCCGGCATAACAAGGGCGACATCTGGAGAAAGGCCGCGAACTGGCCCGACGTGCCGGCCCGGGTGATGCTCGACAGCCTGCCGGCGGTGCAGGCGCGTTTGCTGGCTGATCCAGCTGCACCGACCACCGTGGATGGCTGGGAGCGAGTCGGCCAGGTGCTGGAGTGGTACGCCGAACGCCTGAAGACCGATAGAAGCCTGTCCAAGAGCCGGCGCGGGTCGACGCTGTCGGCGATCCGCTGCCAGTTGCTGCCGGCCCTGGGGGATCTGCACCTTAATAAGCTGAATGCCGACACCATCGACGGCCACCTGATCCGGCACATGCAAGCCGAGTACAGCCTGGCTTACATCCGGTCGATGCTGGACGTTTTGAAAGTGGTGTTCGGTACGGCTCTGGTGCTGAAGAAAGTCACCGTCAACCCGTTGCTTGGGGTGTCGTTCAAGCACTTCACCAAAGCCAAGATCAAACCCAAAGGTGCGCGCTTGCGGCACGTCGCCGTGGTCGACCTGCTGGCTGACTGGACCGAGGCCTTTGCCCGCGATCCGGCCGCCGTGGCGTTGCTGGTGGTGATGCTGACCCATGCGACGAGGATCAGCGAGACGCGCCTGGCCAAGTGGAAAAACATTCATCTGGAGGCGGGGGAGTGGTTCATTCCGGCCGCTGACACCAAATCCCACCGCGACCACCTGTTGCCGCTGACCCCGCAAGCCGTGGCCTTTTTGCAGCGCTACCGCGACAACCAAAAAGCCCGGGGCTATGTCGGGGCCTACCTGTTCCCCTCGACCACGCATGCCGGCCGCCCGATGTCGCGTAGCCAGGCCTTTGCCGTGTTCACCCGCTACGGGGCCGGCGACTGGACCAGTCATGACCTGCGCAAGCTCGCGCCTTCTATATGGGCCAACCTCGGCGTCGATTCGTTGGTGGGCAAGCTGCTGCTGAACCATGCCCTGTCCGAATTAGAGCGCACCTACTTCCAAGCCCTGGGCGAGTCGGTCAAGCGCAACGCCCTGGAACGCTGGCACGCCTGGCTGGATGCCCAGGGGTTTGACGCGTTGCAGGACAAGACAGGAGCAAGACGGGCGGAAAAGCCGAAAGCCCTGGACCCCTCGGGCTGGCTGGCCTAGCGCCCGAAAACCAAATTAAACATACAAGAGGATTTTAAATATGAGCGACAAGGCGCTGATGGCTGGGGACGGCATGAATCACAGCCGCGTTGAAATTCCGGTGCCGTGGCCCGTGACGCGTCACAACGACGCGGAAAGCGAAGTGAGCGCCGAGGCGCAGCGCAAGCGAGAGCAGCGGGAGCGCGACAAGGCGGCCGGGGTTGGCGAATTGCGCGTGCGCTTGGGGCCTGGCGTGCTGGAAAAATTGGCTGAAGCCCAGCAAATCCGGGGCGGTCAGGCGGGTGCGTATACAGCAACCGAATACATCGCGACCTTGATACTGCGCGACCACGATTTGCTCCAGCAGCAGCGTGAAAGCATCAGAGGGAAAATCTGCGAGCACTGCCGAAAGCCTTTGCCTGCGGGGTGCGGCGGGGTTTGGGTGGCCCAAAAAGGCTGTCCGATACGACAACTAGACCGCGCTTTGGCGCTGTGAGCCGCGGTTAAAAATGGGAGGGTTGACAGTTTGCGGGTTAAACAGGATTACTGTTTTTTACAGGTTTGGTGTTTACAGTCCTGAGCTTTTCCCCTAGTCTTTGCGTCATTGTGGTGTTTTTGCGATCGCAGCGACCCCTAAAACCACTCCCTTTAGCCCCCGGCCCTCACAGGTCGGGGGTTTTTTTATGCCCCATTCCCCGTGCTTCGGGAGAAAAAGAGATGCCGACCATGCCCCCAGAAAAAGACCCGACTTTCTGGGTCATTGTCGCGACTGCTCTCAAGGATCACGGTTTGGTTGGCCTGCTGGCCTTCGTGTTGAGTTATCTGCGCAGTCTCTACGACGACAAAGAACCGCGTTGGGATCGCCAGTTGCTGGAGGCCGCCCTGGGCGGTGTGCTGGTGTTTATGGTCGGCGTCGGCGCCGAGAAATTCGGTATGTCTGGCGGGTATTCCTACGCCGTGGCTGGGGCGGTTGGTGTCTTTGGTGTTGAGCAGGTCCGCCAGTACGCCCGGCGAATTGTTGAGCGCAAGGCGGATTCGCTGTGAGTCGGCACCCGCTGGTGTCGGTGTTGGTGGTCCTGCTGGCTTACGCCGTCCTGGGCCATGTGGATTGTCGAGAGTCGGAAGCCTGTCAGGCGCCGGCCGTTACGCATAACGAGGTGTTTCAGTGAGCGATAAAGCTGAGTATTACCAGCTCCGGGGCATGGTTGGTGAGCTGCCGCCGGAGCAGGCAGCTGAAGTTGAGCAGGCGAGGGCTGAAATTGTGGCCATTGCCAAGCGTTCTGATTTGGCCTTTATCGGGCTTTGCTTGGCGGGTTCCGAGCTGGCTTTGAAGGGTTGAGTTTTTTTCCGAATGGAGTCTGCCGCCATGAAGTAATCAGCCCCGCCAGTGTTCGGACTGGCACGCCACGCGTTCCCTGCCAACCCCCAAATCGGCCGCCATGAGCTGTAGGGGCGCGTGATTTACCTGTATCCCATGACCATCGCACGGCAGCCGATTGCCTGCGATGAACAGGAAAGCTCCAGGCCAACACAAGCAGCGCTGATCTGCCATCGGTGGCAGCAGGCGCGAATTCAGGTGCAAACAATTCGACGCTTCAAGCCCGGCCGGTCGCCAGTAGCGCGGCCGGGTTCTATTTCTGTTTCAGGGGGTGGCCATGTTCAAGCTCGACATCGGCGTCGATGACGCGCCGCTGACCAAGTCGGCGATGGAGTTGCAGCGCAGGCACATCCCCTTTGCGTTGGTCCTGACGGCAACCCGTTTGGCTCAACGGATCAAAAAGGGCGAACTGGCCGTGATGCGGCAGCGCCTCGATCGGCCAACCCCGACCACGATGAACAGTCTGTTTGTGAAGGCGGCGACCAAGGCCCGGCCGGCGCAGGTGTATTTCAAGGATTCGTGGACCTCGGGCATTCCTGCTGATGCCTACCTGCAACAAGTGGTGATCGGTGGTTTGCGGCCGCATAAGCGCTTCGAGAAGTCGTTGATAGCGCGGGGCATCATGAAGGCGGGCCAGTACGCGCTGCCCTCAAAGGCATTCCTCAACCAGTACGGCAACGTATCGCGCGGCACGATGACCAAGGTGCTGTCGGGTCTGGGTGCGGCCGAGACGGTTAGCGGTTACAAGGCGAACGCCACGGGCAGCAAGCGCAGTACGCGCAAGGGCAATGCCAAGCGCTTCTTTAGCGGCGTGGTCGGTGATGAGGCGGGTGTGTGGGAGCGTAAGGAAATGGGGCACGGCGATGCCATCCGCCCGGTGTTCATCTTCAGTGATGGCGCACCTGGTTACCGCACCATCTTCCCGTTTTTCACGATCGCGGAAAACATCGTCAAGGCCAACAAAGCGCAGGAGTTCGGCGATGCACTGGCTCAGACCATGGCCACGGCTCGACCCTGATGCCCGTTCGTGAAAAAAGATCGAAAAAAGCCGCTTTTCGATCGTTTTTTGCTTGACGGTCGGGGTTTGGTCGGATCTGCCCCGTGGGCAATGGGTCCTCCCGAGGGGGTGGGGCATAGGGGGTAATTCGGGCCCCGCCCGTTCGCTACATATGACCCATTTTTGAATCGAGGTTGTTGTTTCGATCATGACTACGAAGTCCATTGCCCAGCAACCGGGCTGGTTGAACAAGTCGCGCATGGCGGCGAGCCTCGGAATTTCCGTCCAGGCCTTTGATAAATGGAAGGTTGACCCGGTTGCGCGGATCGGTCGCGAGGCGTTCTACGACGCCAAAACGGTGTTGGCCAATCGCCTCAAGCATCAGGGCGCGAAAGACCAACCTGTGGACGATGACGGCAATCCCCTCGATCCGCTCATTGAGTACAAGCAGGCGCAGCAGAAATTGCGCCTGACAACCGAGCAGGCCGATGGTCAGGCGATGCGAAATCAGGTCAAGGCCAAGAAGTTGGTGCCGGTCGATTTTGCCGTGTTCGCCCTGGGCAAGTTGAGCGCCATGCTCGGCTCAACGCTGGATACCGTACATGCCAAGGTCAAGCGCAAATGCCCGGATATCGAAGTGCGCCACCTTGAGGCTGTACAGCGCGAGGTCGCCATAGCGCGAAACGACGCCGTCAAGTTGGCGGACAAACTGCCGGAGTTACTTGATGAGTTCGTCGATTCCCTGGATGAGGGCGCTGATTGAAAGTGTCCGTAAGGGGCTAGAGGGGCTTTACAAAGAGCCGCCGTTGACCGCGACAGAATGGGCGGACAAACACTTTTATCTGTCGTCTGAATCGTCCTACCAAGAAGGCAAGTGGACTACAGCCCCGTTTCAGATCGCGATTCTCAACGCGATGGGCAACGACCTGATCCGCGAAGTCAACGTGCTGAAATCGGCGCGGGTTGGATACACGAAAATGCTGGTAGCCAACATGGGCTACAAGATCCAGCACAAGAAACGCAACGTGCTGACGTGGTGCCCGACTGACGGGGACGCGGACGGCATGATGAAGCGGCACATCGAAACGATGATCCGCGACGTGCCGGTGGTGAAGGCTTTGGCGCCTTGGCTGGGCATGAAACATCGGGACAACACGCTCGACGAAAAACGCTTTGATAACGCCAAGATGCTGTGGTGCTTGGGCGGGACAGCGGCGAAAAACTACCGGGAGAAAAGCCCGGACGAGGTGATCTACGACGAGCTGTCGAAGTTCGACGCGGACATTGAAGGCGAGGGTGCCCCGACCATCCTGGGCGATAAGCGCTTGGAGGGGGCCACGTTCAAAAAGTCTATTCGCGGATCGACACCCACGACCATTGTTCCTACTGTCGAAGGTGAAGAAACGACCGGCGAGGGCTGTCAGATCACGCGGGCGGCGGATGATTCGCCGCATCTGCTGCGGTTCAACATCAAGTGCCCCCACTGCGGCACTGAGCAGCATTTGAAGTGGGGCGACCCGGATACGCCGTTCGGTATCAAGTGGCTTCTCAACGACCTGAAGCAAGTTGAAAAGGCGTGGTATGCGTGCGAGTCCGGCCACGGCTGCACCTTCGAATATCACGAAATGATTACGGCGTCGGTGAGTGGTCGCTACATCTGCGAGCGTTCCGGGATCTGGACGCGCGACGGCATGGAGTGGTTCACCAGTGCGGACAAGGCCATGCAGGCGCCGCGCTCGGTGACGTTCCATATCTGGACGGTGTATTCCGAGTTCGTGACCTGGGCGGAAGTCGTCAGCGAGTGGGTCAAGGTCAAGAAAGACCGGGGCAAGCTCAAGACCTTTATCAACACTACGTTGGGCGAGGCTTGGGAAGAAGACCAAGGCGAGCAACTGGAGTGGCAACAACTACAGGCTCGTCGTGAGGTATACCCCGAGGTGCCGGCCTGGGTGGTCGCGATCTTCGGCGGCATCGACACGCAGGACGATCGTTACGAAGGCCGTTTCTGGGGCTTCGGTGCGGGTGAGGAAGCTTGGCTGATTCACAAGTTTGTCTTGCAGGGTGATCCGGGCAGCGTCGAGCTGCGCAAGAAGGTCGGTGTTGAGTTGAAAAAGCGCTTCATCCGCGCCGATGGCACGGTGATGACGCTGGAGCGTGCGTGCTGGGACCAAGGCGGTCACTACTCGGACGAGGTGCGAGAGGAAAGTATCAAGCACGGCGTGAACTGGATTATTCCGGTGTTTGGTGCGTCGACCTACGGCAAGCCGATTGCGACATGGCCACGCAAAAAAACCAAGGTGAAGGGCGGTCGTGTCTATCTCGTTGAGGTGGGTACGGATAACGCCAAAGAGCTGATCTACGGACGCCTGACGATTCAGCCTGACGCGCCTGGTGTGCGTGTTCCTGGCTGCCTTCACTTACCTGCCAATGACGAATTGTGCGGCGAGGATGAGTTGCGGCAACTGACCGCCGAGCGGCGCAAGTGGGTGATCGTCAAGCATAGGCGTGTCCAGCGTTGGGACGCCGGCGGTCGTCGAAACGAAGCGCTCGACTGCTTGGTGTATGCCTTGGCCGCGTTGCGCATCAGTCAGGCGCGTTTCGGTCTGGATCTGGACCTACTCGCGCAGCAATTGCCAAGCGGTGAGTGGCATGTTCCGACGCCTGTAGAGCGGCCGGAGCCTGTCGCCGAGCCGCTACCCGTTGAACCTGCGCCGTTACCCGTAACGGCTGAACTACCACCCCCCCCACCACCGGCATCGTCGTCTGACGAGTCCGGCGCGTGGATCAATACAGGACAAGGCGCATGGCTGTGAATGCACAGGCGATGGTCGACCGCTATCTGGAGGCCGAGCTGGCCGTGCTGGATGGCAAGGAAATCATATTTGCCGGCCGCAAGCAGGTCATGGCTGACCTGCCGCAGATTCGGGCGGGTCGGCTGGAATGGGAGCGCCGTCTGGCGGCCCAGCAGAATGCCGCCTGCGGGGGGCGTCCGGGTTACTCCCTGGCGACGTTTGAATGAGCCGCATGAACCTGCTCGATCGGGTATTGGCGCCGGTGTTTCCGGGCGCCGTGGCCGAGCGCTTGCGGGCCCGTAATGTGATCCAGGCGTTTGAAGCGGCGGACGTGACTCGCACGCACAAGGCCAAAAAACAATCGGGGAGTGCGGACAAGTCGTTGCAGAAAGCGGCGGTTTCCCTGCGCGAGCAGTGCCGCAAGCTCGACGAAGATCACGACATTGTCACCGGCTTGTTTGATCGTCTGGAAGAACGCGTGGTGGGCGGTCCGGGCATATCGGTCGAGCCGATTCCGCTCAACTATGCCGGCGACGTGGATCTGGAGTTTGCCGCCGCGATCAAGGCGCTGTGGTCGGAGTGGTCGTTGTCGCCGGAAACTTCGGGCGAGTTGTCACGGCCGCAGGTGGAACGGCTGGTGTGTCGCACCTGGTTGCGCGACGGCGAGGCGCTGGCTCAGAAGTTGATTGGCAAAGTGGCCAACTATGAGCACCTGCATGCCGTGCCGTTTGCCCTGGAGCTGCTGGAGCCCGACTACCTGCCGTGGAATTACACGGACCTGGCCAAGGGCATTGTCCAGGGCATCGAGCGCAACAGCTGGCGGCGGGTCAAGGCCTATCACCTGCTCAAGCAGCATCCGGGGAGTGGTCAGGGTTATGGCATGGCGCTCGATACCAAGCCCGTTCCGGCGGATCGGATGATTCATATCGCGCACCGCAAACGGATTGGCCAAAACCGTGGCCAGCCCTTGCTGCACGCGGTGTTGATCCGCTTGGCGGACATCAAGGATTACGAGGAAAGCGAGCGCGTGGCTGCGCGGATCAGTGCGGCTCTGGCGATGTACATCAAGAAGGGTACGCCGGATGACTTCGTGCCGCCGACGGGTGAACAGGCAAAGGCCCCGGCCCGGACTTTTCCGATTGCCCCGGGCGTGGTGGTCGACACCCTGATGCCGGGTGAAGACATCGGCATGATCGAAAGCAACCGGCCCAACCCGTTCCTGGAGGGTTTCCGTAACGGTCAGCTCAAGGCGGTGGCGGCCGGTACTCGGGGCACTTACTCCAGTGTGGCCCGTAGCTATGACGGCACCTACTCGGCGCAGCGTCAGGAGCTGGTGGAGGGGCAGTTGGGCTATGACCTGCTGCAACACGAATTCATCGACTACTGGTGTCGTCCGGTGTTTCGCGAGTGGTTGCGTATCGCGATCACCAGTGGGGTGCTGGTGGTTCCGAAGACGGTCGACCCGCGCACCATCTATGGGGCGATCTATCAGGGGCCGGTGATGCCCTGGATCAACCCGGTGCATGAGGCCAACGCCTGGAAAATTCTTGTGGAGGCGGGCTTCTCTGATGAGGCCGAGGTGGCTCGGGCGCGTCAGCGAAACCCTCAGGAGCTTAAGCGCACGCGCACGGCGGAGATTCAAACCAACCGGGAGAAAGGGCTGGTGTTCAGCTCGGACGCCTATCACCAGTACTACGGGAAAAACCAACTCAATGAAACGAAAAAAGAACCAGATGACGATGACGCCGAGGGGGTCAACAAGTAGCGCCGGAGAGAGCTGGTACACGTTGCGCGCCAAGGCGCGGGGCGTCGTGGACCTGATGCTTTACGGCGACATTGGCGCCTGGGGAATCACCGCCAACCAGTTTGCCCGCGACTTGAAAGCGCTCGGTGACGTGTCACAGATCAATCTGCATATCCACTCCCCCGGCGGTGACGTGTTTGAGGGGATGGCCATGTACAACCTGCTCAAGGCCCATCCGGCGCGGATTGAGGGCTTTGTCGATGGTCTGGCCGCGTCCATGGGCAGCGTGATCCTGATGGCCTGCGACACGATCAGCATGCCGGAGAACGCTTTGATCATGGTCCACAAGCCTTGGGGTATTCAGGGCGGGGATGCGGACGATCTGCGCCGCTATGCCGAACTGCTGGACAAGGTCGAGGACTCGCTGGTGATGGCCTATGTGGCCAAGACCGGCAAAACCGCCGAAGAAATCCACGCGTTGTTGAAGGATGAAACGTGGATGAACGGCGCCGAGGCCGTCGTGGCGGGCTTCGCGGATACCGTCATTGAGCCAATCAAGGTCGCCGCTCACATCAACTCTAACCGCATGCAGGAGTTCACCAACATGCCAGAAGCTTTTAAAAATCTGTGGGGCCCGCGCGGCTCGACTAACCCAGCACCTGCTCCAGCACCGGCGCCGGCCCCGGCTCCAGCGCCGGCCCCCAGCGGTTCGGTCCTGACCCCTGAGCAGATCCGCGCGCAGGTGCTCCAGGGTGAGGCCGATCGACGGACTGCCATTACGGCGGCTTTCGGTGGCTTCAACGTGGGCCATGCTGAATTGCTCAACACCTGCCTGGGCGACATGGAGTGCAGTGTGGAAAAGGCCCGTGAGCAGCTGCTGGTGGCGCTGGGCAAAGACACCACTCCAACCGGTGGCCCAGCGCCGCGTCACCCGGGCCACCTTACCAACGGCAACCTGGTGGGCGACTCGGTGCGTGCGTCCTTGGCCAGCCGTACCGGCCAAGCCGAAGCCCAGGCGGACAACGCCTATAACTACATGAGCCTGCGCGAGCTGGCCCGTGCCTCGCTGCAAGATCGCGGCATTCTGGTGGCGACCATGGCGCCGATGCAGATGGTCGGCATGGCGTTTACCCATGACACCAGCGACTTCGGCAACATCCTGGTCGATATTGCCGCTGCGTCGGTGTTGCAAGGCTGGAACGAGGCGGAGGAAACCTTCCACCTGTGGACCAAGACCGGACGCTTGAGCGACTTCAAAACCGCCAAGCGGGTGGGCATGGGTGAGTTCCCGAGCCTGCGTGAAGTGCGCCCAGGCGCCGAGTACAAATACATCACCACCGGCGACCGTGGCGAAACCATTCGCTTGGCCACCTACGGTGAATTGTTCTCGATCACCCGTCAGGCCATCCTCAACGATGACCTGGACCAGCTGACCACCGTGCCGAAACGCATGGGCGAGGCGGCACGCGGCACCATTGGTGATTTGGTGTATGACACCCTGATCAACAACCCGAACCTGAGCGACGACAAGAAGTTGTTCGAGGCCTCGCGCAAGAACCTGTTCACCGGTGCTGGTTCGGCGCTGTCGATCGACGCGCTGAGCAAGGCAAAGACCGCCATGGCGCTGCAAAAGAATCAGGTCGAAGGTGGCAAGGCTCGTACCTTGAACATTCGCCCAGGCTTCGTGCTGGTGCCGGTGGCGTTGGAAGACAAGGCCAAACAATTGATCCGCTCGGCCTCGGTGCCGGGTGCCGACACCAATGCCGGCATCGACAACCCGATCCGCAACTTTGCCGAAGTGATCGCCGAGCCGCGGCTGGACGATGCGTCGGCAACGGCGTGGTATCTGGCGGCCAAGAAGGGCAGCGACACCATCGAAGTGGCGTACCTGGACGGCGTGGAATTGCCTTACCTGGAGCAGCAGCAAGGCTTCACCAATGACGGTGTGATCAGCAAGGTGCGGATCGATGCCGGTGTGGCGCCGTTGGATTCTCGCGGCCTGAACAAGTCGAACGGCGCCTAACCCGCGCTGCGATCCCTGAGCCCCGCAATATGCGGGGCTTGTTGTTTCTGAAGAAAGGAGAAAGTGGCCATGGCCAAGAATTTCGTAAGCAGTGGCAAGACCCTGGACTTCACAGCCCCGGCCGGTGGCGCGGTGGCGGGTGTGCCGGTGGCGATCAAAGACCTGGTGCTGATCCCGATCAGTGGTGGCCCGGCCGGCGCGAAGCTGGTCGGGCATACCGGGGGTGAATGGCGCGTGGCGGCGAACGGCGCGCTGACGGCGGGGCAGAAGGTCAGCGTCAAGGACGGGGTGCTGGTAGCCCCCGCCACCGCTGATTCAGTGCCGTTCGGCAAGTTGACCAGCGACATGGTCAGCAACGTGGCCACCGCGCTGTTAATCAACTGATGGCGGCTGATCGCTTTCGCGAGCGAGCGGCGCGGATGGACGCGGTGCTGATCGATCGCCTGGGCGATCAGGCCACCCTGGAAGATGGCACGACGATTCGCGGCGCGTTCGCGTCGCCTTTCCTCGGTGCGCAGATCGGCGCCAAGGCGAGCGGTTATCGCCTTGGCGCGGCGATCAATACCGACCAGATCAAGGAGCCCACCTTTACGGTGCGCTCGGTGGATGCCGCCAAGGTGCCGCGCGGGGCCTTTATCACCATTGACCTGCCGGCCGACGACGGCGGTGGGCGTTACAAGCTGGTCAGGCCCGAGCCGGATGGCGCGGGCATGGTTGATCTGATTTTGGGGGCGGACAATGAGCGATCAGACGACATCAAGTGAGGCGGTCAGCGAGCTGACGGCATTGCATGAGGCGATTGAAGCGACGTTTCGCGAGCGTATTCCGGCCTTCAAACATGTCGAGCCTTATCCCGAGCTGAACAAGGAAATGGGCGAGCCCGCCCTGGTGTTCGCCGTTACGGGCATGGGGCCCGCTGAAGAAACCGGGACGGGTAAAACCTCCTTGACGTGTCGGCTTCAGGCGGTGGTGCTGGTCGATGCCACCCGCAACCGGGCACCGCTTCAGGCGGCCATTCTGGCCAGTCGGGTGGCTACCGTGCTGCATGCGCAGTATTGGGATCTGGACTTTGTCGATGCTCCGACTCACGTCCAGGTGCAGCCGGACGGATCGACTCCGGAACTGGCGCAGTTTTGCGTGTGGGTCGTTGAATGGCGGCAGGTGGTGCACTTCGGCGAGTTTGAATGGCCATGGGAAGACGAGGCGCCCGGTACGCTGGTGTTCGGCCTGGGCGGTGATGAGCAGGTCGAGGGCACACCATGACTCATGCGCTCGCTGAGCATGATCGGATGATCGCCGGCCTGGTCAAGGAATGTTATGTGGTCGCGCTCGATCTTGCCGCCAGTCCGCCGGCGTGTCGGGTGTCGGATGGCGAATGGACCAGCGCCTGGGTGCGCTGGCACAGCCAGGCGGCCGGCAAGGCGCGGCACTGGCGGGTGCCCAGCATGGGCGAGCAGGGCGCGCTGTTCAGTCCCAGCGGTGACGTGTCACAAGGCACGTTTGTGCCGGGGTTGTATGGCGATGCGGGACCGGCACCGGACACCCGCGACCATGTCGAACGCTGGCTATTCGACGATGGCGGCTCGCTGACTTACGACTGGGAAGCCAAGCGTTACAGCATTGTCCTGCCGGTCGGCACGGTG